GATTCCTGAACTTCAATTGTACCAATCGGGAAAATATTTCCACTGCCATTATCCATATAGATCGTAGCATTGCTTACGGCGTTGCCTTTAGTACCATCTGTAAATTTGTCAAGATATTCTTGTAGGTGTCTTACATACATTATTTTTTTGGTTCCTTTCCCTTGCCTGGACCTGATTTAATTATGTACTTCAGTGTTCCATTTGCTCCTGATTCAACAGCCTTAACCAGGTGTTTAAACAAAAAGTTTTCTTTTAACTTTCTCTTGGTCTTTTCTGCATATTCAGTCAATTTCTTTGTATCTCTCATGTATTGCCTTTTATAAAATGTTAGGGTAAAAGTCAAACATGGGATTACCTAAAAGATTGACAGAGAAACAGAAAAAATTCGCTGAGCTTATTGTGTACAACGACGGAAGCAGAGATGCTTGGGAGTGTGCAAAAGAAGCTGGCTACGGCCCAGGGTCTGACCTTGCAGCAAGAGTCGCCTCTTCAAAATTAACTAACCCTCAATTGTACCCTCTTGTAGTTAAGTACATTGGTGAGCTGCGTGAAGAAGCCAGAAAGAAGTACGAAGTTACTATGGACAGGCACCTTGAGCAGCTTGCAAAAATACGTGACCAAGCGTTGAAGAAGGGAGCATATTCTGCAGCGGGTAATATGGAAGTAGCTAGAGGGAAGGTTGCCGGATATTACATTGACAGAAAAATGATTAAGACTGGTAAGATTGATGATCTTGATAGAGATCAGTTAATGTCTAAATTAGAAAAAATGGTGGAAGACCATTCAAAAATAATTGAAGGTCACTCTACAGAAGAACAACCGCAAATAGAGCTATCATCAGAGCCGGAAGATGAAATAGAAACCATAGAAGAAATAGAGCAAGAGACACTTGAAGAACCCATTCCAGAAGAGCCAGAACCTTCATTACAATAATATTTTTTCCATCTTAACAATACAACCTTTAGGAAATACATTTCGGTCAGAGAATAAACCATCGGCCTCATCATAACTGGCAAACGTTCTTATACACTTGTTATCTCTTTCATATAGGTAAGCATTAGTTACCATTACTGAAGGCATCATACCACTAAACTCATGGGCCGTAGCATGCCCGCTATCACCTAAAATATCAACCCATGTTATTTTGTAGAAGTAATATTTCTTCTTTTTAAGCATTACATGTCTGTATTTTGATTTTTTATTCATAGCTGATTCCTTTCCACTCTATAAGATATAAATATATATAAATATAAAAATTCTGAAAATATTTCTGAAACGCTGTGGAAAATGTGGAAATCATAAAAACAACCCTTAAGTACTTGAAATCATTGGATAAAAGTTCCACAAAATCTTCCACATTTCGTCGAAAAAAAATGTGGAAAATGTGGAAAATGGCACATTCTGACGCAGATTTTGGCCTAAAGTTTAGAATCATTCTAAAGTAAAACCCTTTTTCCACAAAATTTTCGTGGTTTCCACAAAAGTTCCACAAATTAATTTTACTCATTTTTCCCCGTTTCTCGACTCTCGCCTCTAGCTGCTCGAACCTTGTAATAAGCATCAACTCGGGCCAGCCACTCGTGACTAAGTGCTCGAAACTCGGAGCCATTGATTATGAATCGTTGAAAAAAATTATCAGGAGTACACATCAATATAACTCCTTGCTCGATCTCAGAGCCGTGCACGTAGTTGTGAGCCATCGCATAGGCCACCATCTGCAACTTATAATCAGTTATCCACTCGATACGTTTAGGTTTATTAGATTGCTTAAAGTCTATTATACTATCACGCCCCATATAAACCCCAACTAGATCAGTTGCACCGGCATATAGTCCAGGATAACTTACTACCACCTCAGAGCCCCATATTTCCTCTAAATCAGGTAAACCCTTATCGATGATCGTTTTAGCCATCGAATGAGCTTGTACGCCCGCCTCAGTCATGTCTAGCACCTCTTTTTCAAGTATATAACCTTCTAAAATGCTGTGCATGATAGTTCCTCTATTAGCTGCAGTATTCTTAATTCTATCCGCTTCAACTTCCCCAACCTTAGCTTTCCATTTAGCCAAAGATTCTAACTTATCTTGAGGCTGAGTTGCTGATAATATAGTTGTAACACTCGGTAACTTTTCTTGAGATACGTCATAGACTCTTTCATTATTTAACAGAGCCCTAGTTGATGTTGGGTAGATAAATTTTTTATTCCACTTCATTAGCATTACCTTTCTTATTATAATATAAAACCATTCTTTTAGATTTCTCAAACTTTTCTAATCTTCTTTTCATTTTTTGGTTCTCTTCATATAGTTCATTGTAGCGTACCGTAAGTCTTTTAATTCTTGGCTCATATAAATTTCTATAATGCAGGCTCCAATTCTTACCTATCTCAGCTTGTTTTGACATGGCGCTTATTTTAAATCCTCATTCTCCAAGATATTAATTCTAACCCATTCCTCACCATATTTTTTAAGGAATCTTTTTGCCATAGAACGTTTAGCTTTGTCTGACATAACTTTTAAATCAGATATTGGGACCGACTCACCACCTTTTGCAAGCATATCAAAGTCAGGTACAAATCTTCTTTTGTAGTCTGCAATCGTTGCTTCTAAGGAATCAATATACTCATTCAGTTCTATAACTTCTTCTTCATGAGCTTTGATTTGTTTTAGTAACTTAACATTTCTTTTGTTTAACTTCTCAACTGTTTCAGTCAGTGTTATATTATCTTTTAGTTTCATTAGTTTAAAGTCCTATTGTTGATTTGTTTTCTTTCTTGAAAAGCTTCGTAGTGATCGTGGCTTGTGTGATCTCCAAAATAATGAGTATTACGTTCAATAGATCTTTGAGCATATTCAGTGTTAAAAAGATAATTACCTAATTTTCTATTATAATCACAACCGCTATGTCTTAATTGAACATAACTAGGATGAGATCCTTGTTTTATAAAACCACATTTTTCTAGCAATCTAAATGCATTATCAAATTTATTTTTAGGTATTGTTAAATAATCTGAGTCTAACATAAATACTTTTGGATATTTATTTTTTAAAAGCATTTCGTTTTTAAATCTCTTATAATTTACTTCCCAACCCCTCTTAGTGCACATATCTTTATACAATAAACCAATAAAAATTGTCATGGCGTCATATTTTAAATCATCCTCACAGTCTTCCCATAATTTTTTAAAAGGCTCAACTTTCCATTTACTGCTTAAAGTAGCCAACCCACTGAAAAAAAAGTTTAAATTTTGTAATTGTATTATTTTAACTTCTTTCCCTTTGTAAAAAGCTTTTATTGTTAGTCCGTTTTTAATCATTATTTTTCCTCCTTTAAATTAAATTTTTGATGTTCAGGTAAAGAATTTATTACTTCCTCATTGGTTGGAATATTAAATTTATCTTCTTTTTCTTTTTCTAATGCTCTCCCAAATGATTCTGCGAGCCACTCTGTTGCTTTCTCCCCTGTAAAATGTCGTTCAAACCATCCGTCTACCGGTTCAGGAAAACTGGTAGCATCATGATAATCAAAAATTGGGTAACATATATCATCAGATAACCATATTTTTTTAACATCATATCTTGTTATACTTTCTAAATAAGTATTTTTCTTTATAGGAACAGGATATAAAACCCCCTTACAATTTAAATTCATGAAATTTTTTATTTCATCTCTATCTTCCCATGTTCTAACTCCAAATAACACCAGTATTAATATTTGTTTATTAGAGTTTTGCCACCAATAATCTCTCATTCTTTTAAACTTGCTTTGATCAAAATCATAACCCCATTTATAACAAAGACTTCTATCTTTACTTGTTCTTTTTATCTCAAGTAAATAATGATCATTGTAAGCATCAAAAGGATGGTATTGGCTATTAAAAGGTGTAAAAGGATGTTTTTCAAAATATTCTCTATTATTTGATAACATTAGTCCTGTGTTTAAATTATTAACAGCAGCTAATTCTATTTGTTTTTCTGTATAAAAATTAAAATTTGTACCAGACAAATCATAATAATCTTGATGTTGAACCACTCTACTCATTTCTTTCTCCTTTTTGATCTAAACCCGTATTTCTTGTTCCATCTTTTATTACTTATCGTTTTCATGTTTTTTATACTCCTCTATTAATTTCTCTGATGGATGCCACACGTCAACCGCTGAATGACAATTAGGACACGATAAATTACTGACAATATCATAGTCCTCATTATCTTCTGTATCATGGTCGCCACCCCATATTAATTCTGTTTTACAATGCCAACAGTTCAAAGGTCTAACTCCTTTGCTACTCTGTATTCTGTTAAATCAACTATATTACTATCTGAGTAATGATCTATTACTTCTTGTATCTTAGGTAGTTTTGTATGAGCAAAAGGCCAAAGCATACAACACACACGATAAGCATCACGAAACGTACAACGCCATCTATATTGGTTAAGATAGGGCGTACCATCAACTCTATTTCCTTTTACTTTCTTAGGTGTGAGTGTACCTACACCCAATACTTCATGGACCCAAACTAAAACAGATTTATCTGTCATCGTAATCTCCATACTAATACGCATAGAATTAGATAATCTATATCCAGGTTTACCTTTGTGTTTTTTCTTTTTTTCAATACCACGTCTTATGTGTATTGAACCTTCACCATCAAAGAGTCCTGCAATGTATGCGCAATCAATTTCCGATATCATTGTAAAGAATTCTTTTTAAACTCTTGAACATTTAAATAGTTTTCAAGTTCTGCAATTTTAGAAGATTGTTGTTTTACTTTCGCTTGCAACACCCCTCTATGTATTTGAAGTTCTTGAATTACTTTCTGCAGCTCCTCGACACTCGTTTCTCGGACAGGTATCTCGCCTTGAGACTCACAGTAACTACATTGATAAAATGTCTCGCCAGATAATACATATCCATTACCGTTACAAACGGGGCAGATTTCTTTATCTAAGTTTGCCATTTAACTTCTCCACTTTCTCTTCGACTAATACTCTTACGACTTGTGCCCTAGACAATTTGGCATGCTTAGGTGCGAGATGTTTTGATAGTTTTGTTAATTTATTATAGCAGTCATGATCGATTGCTATACTTTTGTATTTGCTTATATCTGTCATTTGTTATATCCTTTCAAAGTTATTTCTGACATATAGGATTATATATTAAAATTACAACAGGAGTCAATGACTAAATTTATAATTGTATTACATTTATGTTCCATGGTTACAGGGCAATGCCCCTCTAGTCATTTTTCAGTGAAGAATGAATTTAAAACCCATTATGATTGTGCGTTAAATGGATATGGAGTTGCTCAAAAAACTTTTATGGAATTAAAAAAACTTGAAAATGTTGATGCAAACCATATTGAAAAGAATAAACTTGTTATCAAATTTGAATGTAGAGAGATAAGACTTCCAGATATTATTGTTCCACCAAGAAAACCTAAACTACCTGTTTAAGTAGCTTATACCATTTTTCTTTATACTTAAGTTTTTTAGTTTTATTATATAGAACTGCTAGTTCGCTTAGTTTTTTCGTCAGCTCCTCTAAATTCATATATTTTTGTACCTTTCTGTATTATAGATTTAACTCCATGACCCGATAGGTCAATATCAACTCCATAACTCTTCCACGCTTTCTTTAGTATATTAAGTTCAAGAATAAGTACGCCCCATTGTTTTTGAGTCGCTCCTGTTGCTTTTAATATTATTTTCTTCTCACTCATTTCTTTCTCCTTTTATAGTTAGCCAATCAGCTAATAAATGAATCCTGTCTATTTCAGAATTATTTTTAACTTCATGAAGTTTTTGATTATTATTAATTTCAAATATCTCACCTTCTTTTATATTTTTATCTTCCCCACCTACAATGAATCTTACTTCATCATCAGTGATAATAGCTAAATGAGTTCTTTTAACAAGATCAAAATAAGCATCTTGATTATCTACATGGGGACCAATGATAGACCTAGAAGGTAGGTTAATCAACAATGCGCTTGTAATAAAACCTTCACCGTATTTATCTGTAAAAATTTGTGAAAGAGAATCTAACTCTGTTTTATATTTTTCTGCTTCAGGCCAAAACTTTCTATTGTCTTTTTCTAAATTTCTTTGATTGTGCTTGTCCATTTCATTCCATATCAAAGGTATGGTTTTTGTATTCATGTGGACTATATAATTTTTTTGTCTATAGTCGTATTTATGCCAGTCTTCTTTTGTATACGACAAGACTTTTTCTTTTAAACTATTGATATTATTGTATTTTTTTACAAAAATAAAACTTTTAGGTATAAGAGACAAATTATCCTTTTCCTTGGCCTTTATAACGTCGGGTCCGTTTCTGTCTTTTCTCGTTTTTATTTAATGATTTCTTATGTTTTCGAGGCCCACGTTTTTTAGGCTTATCTCTTGTCTCAAATGATTTAAACTTTCTAGCCATTATTCAATATAATTATCTTTTATCCATTTCTTATCAGATTCATCTAATTTAATATATCTAATTTTTCCATTAATATGTTGTTTTGTATCATGGCCACAGTTAGTACATCTATAAAAATCTGTAACAATAGCAACTAAAATTGCTTTTTCCTCACATTCCTCACATACTCCATGTACTGTATCTATTTTTTGAAAATACTTTATTGCTTTCTTATCTATTATACTCATACTAAATCTTTTGCTTTACCTATAATTGGTTTGTATTTAACTCTTTTCTCCTCTCTATAAGCATGCATGAACTGTCTTCTTGGCTGATATGGTATATAACTTGCATGTATCCATCCCGAGTTGGGTTCTCCTGGAGTATAGAACTCAAGAATCAATTGATCTGTTTCACAGTTCATATGGACCCAGTCAGCTACTTCAGCATTGTCAACACCTATACATTCGAAGTCAACAGCCTCAGCTTTTGCATGCTGCGATTTTTTAGAGCTACCGATTGCTTCACATAACTCTTCACTACGATATCCTGACGTGACCTTGACTCTTCCGAAATGATCTCTGACCGGTTGCAATACATTTTCACATAATGCTTTTAGTTTTTCTACTTGATCACTATTAGGATTATTATCTATACCTTTACGTATAGCTGTATCTGATTTGATCAGCTCTTGAAGAGTAAAATTTTGTGAAAGGTTCATTATTTTTCTTTGATAATTTTTTTAATAGATTTTGATCCATCGATGTTCGACTCGAGTTCTGCTTCTACCTTTCCACACATATATTGAACATTAACATTTTGCTCACGTTCTGCAAGTCTTTTTCCTTTTAAACAATCGCTCATTGATTGCTGTATTCTATGTTCTTTTAATTCACCTGCTATAAACATACAAAGAGCAACTACGCTACTGATGACTGTTTCCATTTTCTCTTACCTTATCTTTTAGTTTCTCAATATCATGTAACATTTTTTCAATTTGTTTTTCCATAAACTCTATTCTTAATTTGTTACTTGTATTCATTTCTTGGTTCTTAGTTAATTTCTCCGTGGCCTTATACAAATCCTCAATCAACATGAATTGCTCAGAATC